GCGGCGCATCAGGGGCACACCCCGCCAATCACCTCGCCCGTGTCTGGGTGGGTCTGCTCCCGCTCCCATTGCTCGAAGGTCGCTGGAAACTCCACGTCCAGGTCGCTGATGGCGTGGGCCATCACGCGGTCGATCAGGTCGCCGTACTCGCGCAAGCCCAGGCTCTCCGTGCTGATGCGCTCCAGTGTGGTGGTCGTGGCGCCGCTGATCGGGTCATGGTGTGTCACCGCGCGGCTGCCCAGGTACTCGGCGCGGAAGTGCTCCTTCCAGGTCGCTTTCGAGTGCCGGCGGCCGTCAATGACGACCTGGCGCGCGATCTCTGCCAGCACGAAGTCGTGATAGAAAGTCCGCTGCCGGTCGGTCTTGGCGTCCTCGTGCAGGCGCACGAACACCTCCAGCCGGCGGCCAGCCTCCCACTGCTGCATGCACCAGGGTGCCACGCGCTGCAGGAAGTTGGCCCGGGCCTGCTCGGGGCCGTCCCAATGGGCGTGAAGGGCAATTTCAGCCACGGCTACCTCCCCGCAGATCCGCAGCGCGGCGGTATGGCCAGGCCACCATGGCCGCATCGCGGCTGTGCTCGTTGCTCGGCCCCGTCCAGCCCGTGACGGCCGCGAAGCGCTTCGCATCCAGCTTGCCACCCTTCCCTGCCGGGCTGATGCCGTGGGCAGGAATGCCCAAGTCTGCACAGTGCGCCGTGATGTCCGCGCAGCGCGCGTCCACCTGGCCCACGTTGCGCGCCATCTTGGCGCTGGCGGTGCCAGTCTTGCCGCGCGTCCAGGTGTGCGACTGCAGCCGGCTGTCCTCGAAGACCACCCGCGACGGCATGCGCGCGGCCAGCGTGCGCCCGATGTGGTGCGGCGGGATCGTCAGCAGCTCCACCAGTTGGCCATCAACGAAAACGGCCACGCCCGTGTTGGCTCCGGGGTCCATTCCAAGGATCACGCTCATGCCCGAGCCCTCCCGGGAATCAGGGCAGTGAACATGCCGCCGGCCTCGCGCCACGTCTCGTTTCTGCGGATCTGGCCGATGGTGGGCTTGGAGACGCCGTAGCGCTCTGCCAGTACTGCCTCCGGCTCTGTACTCGCGCGGATGGCACGCACCTTCTCGATGTCCAGCTTTCTGCGCGCGGTCTGTTGCGTGCGGGCAATGCGCAGCCTGGTCAATGGCGTGAGGCTGCGACCACGTGCCTTGTCGGCCCGGGTGCCCAGCTTCATGTGCTCATAGGCCACGCATGCCGGGTCATCGCAGCCCGCGCGCACCGTCTGCTGCTGGCTCAGCGGTGGAAGCCATTCAGGCGAAGAAGAAGCGCACGGACGAAGAGAAGGCCGTGCTGGAGCGCCTCAAGCTGGGCACGCTCAGCGAAACCGCCAAGACCTACATCCGGGAGCTGGTGCGACAGGAACTGTGGGGCGTGGACTTCGAGGTGTCCAGCAAATACACGGACAAGGGCCTGGCGGTGGAAGCCGAAGGCCTGGCCCTGCTGAACCGTGTGCGCGGGCTGACCTTGGCCAAGAACACCGAACGGCGCAGCGATGGCCAGATCACGGGCGAAGCCGACACCGTGGACCTGGGGCCGCGCCGCTGCGGTCACGACCTGAAATGTTCGTGGAGCCTGCAGACCTTCCCCGCATTCGTGCGCGACTGCGAGGACTCGCTGTATGCCTGGCAGATGCGCGGCTACATGCGCCTGTGGGACGTGGACCGCTGGGAGGTCAACTACGCCATGGTCAACACGCCCGAGGAACTGCTGGGCCAGTACGAGCCGCAGCAGCTGCACCTGGTCGAGCACATCCCCGAGCACATGCGCCTGACCACCTGGACCATCGAGCGCGACCGCGCGCTGGAGGCGCAGATGGACGTGAAGCTGGAACTGGCTCGGGCGTACTACGCGCAGTGCATCGCGGAATTTGCGGTCACGCATCCGGAGCCAGCGCCTGCCGTCCGCGACGAGGCACCGCCGCAGCCTGAGCTGATCGGCTTCGACCTGGCCACGCAGCCTGATCTGCATGCCGAGGTGGACATTGCGCCCGTCCCTGCGCTGCAGCCCGCACCGCCCGCCGCGCCCAGCCCGGCGGCGCTGGACCAGCAGCAGCTGCAGGAACTGGTGTCCAGCGGCCAGACGTTGAAGCTGGGCCAGATCAATGCCCGCCTGGGCATCTTCGAGATCAGCGCCACGACCGCGAACGCGGTGGGCGTGCAGACCGTCAAGGACCGAGGCGCAGTGCATATGCCCGCCACCAGCTTCGCGGCGTTCTGCGATGGCCTGATCGCGCACATCACCG